ATTCTTTCTTCTGATATGCAGATCCTACTGCTGGTTCTAGTACTAGCACTTCTTCTCCAAGCAACATACTAACAACACCAATGTTACTAAATGTCTGTGCAGTTACCTGAACTCCTGGTCCTACCTTAGCTGTTATCGTAACTGTGCCAGTAAATGCTGCCATTTCTTATTTCCTTTCGTTTACTAGTCTCAATAATTCTGAATCAAACTATTCTTTAACGTAAATCGTTTCAAAATGTTCTTCTGACACTTGTGAAGGTGCATAAATTAGAATCTGTGGTCTATTATCAGCTTCAATCTTCTCGTTCTGAGCCGTAATAACTCGGCTCATACTCTCAACTATATTTGCAAGCTCTTTAGGCCTTTGAATATCAACAAGTTTTATCTGGAGCTCGTCTAATGCTGAGTTCATAATCGATGCAGCCTTCGACTTCAATGATCCCTGTGACAGTTTTTCATCTAGGTTTGGAATTATGTCTGTAGATGTTAGTACTTGTGAGACGATATTTGCACTGGACGCATTCCTGTGGGGAGTTCTCAGTTCAGATTTAAGTCTATTTAACAGATTTAAAGGAGACTCAAATCTTTCTATGGCTTCTGTTTCTTCTAAAATCATATAACTCTCTCAGCGGCTAGGATTCTGAGCCGCAGGGCAGCATAGCATGAACTTCGCGGCGTTGCAACAGTGGCCGTGCGTTAAATCTCGAACGAAATCATATAAAGTTGGTGATAATATCAACTTTTGATGATATCTCTTTCTGATTTGATTTATTTTGATTTTGGGTTAGCTAATTATTGTATTACTCTGTATTTTGATCCTGTATTTGTCATGGATTGTCAGGGACTGTCAATTACGGTTAAGCTCCGCAAAAATCACTCCGTTCTAGGGACCCAAGGAATGAGCATATACCCCCGTACGGCTCGGCATAAAGCATTCCATTCTATGTTCAGGATTAGAACGTCAACCATCTGGCAGCTGAGCTCATTTACAGTCATTCTATTGACGCATTAGTTGTTTCTTACGAGTCAAGCATTTACGAGATTTTGCACAGGTTATGCACATTTACAAGCGTCAAATTAATGGCACATAAGAATTACACACTACTACTAATAGCATTCTAATTCTTTCAAATACAACACATTGTATATAATTCATCTACTCCCATTTGGCAGCCTACATGCTTAATAATCTAGTGTTCGACGCTCGCTTCGCTCGCGAAACTCAAGCGTCGAGCCGCGTGGAATCTAAACCGCCCGCGTTAGCGATAATAGGGTGACGCCGTTTCATACTGGATTACCTGCTTAGGTAAGGGATTGTATGAAGCGATGAATAATGAGTCTAGTCATTCTATCATTAGTGAAGGGAGTATTTTATGGTTTCCCGGCTTCATCTGCAATCTGAGGATTCCGAGAGGTTCTAAAAAATTACACCGTAAGTCTAATCTAGATTCAGCCAACGCGCTGATGCAATTCTGGAATTAGCTGATGTAATCGTATGCTGGTCTTCCTCGTGGTAAACATAAACCTGTCATATTGAAGGTGGAGACAACGGCTTGACTGGCATATCGTTAATTTTCTAAACCAGGAGAATAAGATGGCTGCACACAAACAAGTAGAAGAAGCTAAATACGTGGATTCAGCGTGGTCAACAGAAGAACAGGCTCAGTTCCTCAGAATTATTAAGTGCTATTCAAGAGGAGCTAAAGTTTCACTCAGCGAAGCTGCCGAACTTCTTAGACCAGTCTGGGAATCATTGCTTGAGAACAAGAAACTTGAGAACAAGACAAGTTGACTCTTCACTCGTTCCATGATATAATCGACTCGTCAAGTTAACAGGGAGTGACGCCCCAACATCAGGAGTTACAAAAATGGCAGTTCAGGCAATGACGGCAGAGGACCTTGAGAAGCAACGTAAGGAGAATGAATTGAACGCTGCGCAGAAAAAGGCTGACAGTTCAAATGCAACACGAACCGGTGTTGGAACTCGATTGTTCGTTGGCCGAACCCGTGGTAAGGGTTCAATGGTTATCTCTTTTGAGAATTTCGATGAATCCAAACCAGAAACACTACCGACATCAATTGAGCAATTCGCCAGCGTAACTGGTAAAAATGATGAGAAAGATATTGTTTCTTACCTGATTACCGGATACAACAACGAATTGTATACGGCCGCATCTGACCCACTGGCCGAATATGTGAATCTGTCATGGCCAGCTGAAGCACAGGCTCAATTCCGTCTTGTCGTTCGAAATTATGCACGTGGTGCAAACGTCTCTCTTGACGATGCTGTCGAATTGATTAAGCCTGGATTCGATAAGCAGTTCTCGCCCGCTTCGCGGTAATCGCTTCGCAGAATAGTTTGCCAGTTCTATTCAAAAACTGGCACTCTCCCAACTCTCTCAGCGTTCTCTTAACTCTTCAAAACTAAAGTTAGAACAATTGCCATTCTATATTCCTTTCACTAATGACAGAATAGTATGACTGAAAATGCCTCCTGGCCTCAACACTGCTCGCCGCCGGTCGTAGCTGCTCGACATTGCTCGCTCTTGCTCGACAAGCAATGTTTGCCCTATCACGTTGCACCAACGCCACTTACGCATTTCTGACCGAAAGCCTCTCTCTTTCTGGGGTAGGCACACCCGCCCCCTTTCTCCCCCCTTCCCGGTCCCCCTTATACTTTCATTATTCTATACCCTCCCCCCTCCCCGGGGTTGTAGTTCTCTCTTTTTAATCTTTCCTTTTTAAATATATATTTTTATATAGAAGAATAAGCGGACCCAGAACCACCCCGGGAGGGTGCCAAAAAGGGGGCGCCTTGACATTTCGAGAGAGGGAGAGTATAATGCCTCATGCTCGTAACACCCCAAAGGTCAACACCTTACAGCCAACCCGTTTGTCGCGCAATGTCGCGCAATGTCGAGCAGGGGCGAGCAGGGGCGAGCAGCGACGCGACCAGGAGGTATTTTCAAAAACTGATTAAGTTTTTTAGCTAAACCATTTCTGAACTATTTAACTTCCTAGATTATGTCTAAAAGAAAGTTTTTTAATTCTGACTCATCCTACAAGCATCAACTTCGAGTCAGAAAAGACAAGAGAAAACTCATAACATACACACGTTCGGCTAAGCTTCAGAAGTTATTGCATAGAATTTCATTGGACCTAATAATAAAGGAGGCTAAGTAATGCACAAGTACATGGTCACATTCATAACAAAGACAAATAGCACTTGCATCTGCGTCGAAGGAGAAGACATCATCGATGCTGCTGACAACGCATCAATTAAAACTCTGATTAGCGAAGTTCATATCGTAAGTATTGTAAGGATTTCAGAATGAATCGGAGGAAACGTGCCAAAATCTACGATGCATTGGGTGTACCACACCAAGACGGAGAGATAGTGCACAAATACATGGTCACATTCACAGCAGCAAAGACAAATAGCACTTGCATCTACGTCGAAGGACTAGACGTTTTTGATGCTGCCAACAATGCACTAGTTGAAACCCTAATCAGCAAAGCTTACATTACAAGCATTATAAGGACTTCAGAATGACTAATAAATATGCTAGAATCTATGACTCATTAAACGTGGAAAATTATGTATGCAAGCCGTACGGCATCATCTTATGGCATGAATATGATAATACATGGGTAACACTGGAATGGTACGTGAATAATACCGAGCGTAACAGAAAGTTAGCCGAATTAATTCAGCATGAATCAGATTTGAACCGTATCGAATTAAACCATGGCAGATTCAAATGAGTTGGTTTTGTAGTTGCGGACTGCATAACTCTGGACTAAATGCTAAATGTGCCGGAACTAATCATTTCAAGACTTCACAGCACCTACAAATTAGTTCAAATACGCTAGATGAGTTAAGATTAATAGTATACATGCAAAACCTAAAATACTCACAAGAGGATAAAGTGACAGACAAAGAAGAATTATTCGTAAAGTTTTATCAAAGAGGTAAAACTCTTGTCTCTGCAATGACAGATTCTGATTTAAGAGACCACAGGGAAGGACTACACAAAATCGTTATAGAGGCAAAGGCATCATTTCAAGCCGCTGACGATGAGATTCGCGAAAGAGACGCCAGAAAGAAATCTAAAGATAGAGAATGGCTTAGAACAGTTGACAATTCCGTTTCGGTTTCTGATGCATTAAATACCATTAAGACAAGAAAAGAGCGGATGTCAAAGCTGGATAAAGCCAGAGAGAACTTGCTAAAAGCAGGAATTGCTGAAGACATTGTTAATGAAATGATTAAAGGGCTTGAGAAAGGAGCAACAGAGAAAAGCATTTCTGTTACATCGAATCTGGCTAACATCAGACCGGTCGAGTCAATTAAATCAGATGGGACTAAAGTTGATTTTAGCAAATTAAGCTTTCTGAAAAGGTCTTAAAGATGAAGATTAAAATTGAGACATATCTGATGAAAAAGGGGAACAGAGTCGGCAAAGCCGCTGTCGAGTTCGAGTCAACCGATGGATTCATGGCAGGATTTCATCTAGTTGGATTCACAATTTGTGAGGATGATGAAAAGAAGCTCTTCGTTCTGTTCCCATCGAGTCGAATTAAGACAGACAAGGAAGAAAGAAACTTTTTCTTTCTGCGACCTCAAAATGAGAATAGACTAGATGAACTTGAGGATTTAATTATTTCCGCGTACCTAAATGCAACTAGGCCGTTTAACAATGTTTCATTAGTAGATTAACATGGCTCTATCAACAATAATCAGGCAGACATGCCAAATCTGCGGTAAAATAGCAGTCGAGAAATCTTCAGTCAGACTAGGTGAGAAGAGAATAGTTACACTAGAATGCGGCCACATCACATCTGAGAAATCATTAAAGTCACAGTCAGACGAGGATATAGCTACAATCCTAAACGGCTGTCGGCTGATGCCATATCAAGTTCAGGGCGTGAAGTTCCTTCAGACAGCAGACGCGAAGGCTCTACTTGCAGACGAGCAAGGACTAGGAAAAACTATCCAGGCAGCTGCATTACTGAAACTTCATTTCAAAGAGCTAACACCATGCATCATAGTATGCCCAACAACCGTGAAGTTACAATGGATGCACGAACTGATTAGTAAGTGTGACATCAAGCTAATTCAAGTGATTGGAAGCACAAAGGAGATGGCTGCGCCAGGGTTTGATGTGTACGTAACAACATACGACTTGCTGAAAACTGAGAAATGTTTTGACTTAGTAAAGGATAAAATCAAATTCATCATTATAGATGAATGTCAGAGAATTAAGAACCACTTAAGTGATAGAGCGAAAGCTGTTCAGAAGATATCTAAAAGCATTGAACACATCTTACCAATGTCAGGGACACCTATTAAGAATCATGCTGGTGAGTACTTCACAGTATTGAATCTAGTCAGACCCAGACTGTATCCACATTATGCAAATTTCATTGACAATGAGTGTGATTCATATCGAAGTCCGTATGGATACAAAGTAGGTGGACTAAAATATCCAGAACAATTTCATGAGGATACAAAGGAATTCATCTTACGGAGAACTAAAGCTGAAGTCTTAAAAGACTTACCAGAACTAATGAGAAAGTTTCATCATGCTGAGTTGAATCCAAAACTAAACAAAGCATATGCGGAAGCATTGAAAGAGTTAGATGACCTATTATATGACAATGACATGAATGCAATGGAGAGGAACTCAAAGTCTATTGCTATCATGACAAAGATGCGTCAGATCACAGGGATTGGAAAGGTTCAGACTTGTGTTGATTGGGTAACTGAATTCCTAATGTCATGCGACAGGAAACTAACAATCTTTGTTCATCATCACGTAGTAGCTGACATGCTCATAGCAACTTTGAATAAATGGCTAGATGATGGAGGATTCAAATCGTGTTTGCATATGAGTGCATCATTAGACGCAGACCATAGAGAGAACTTGGCACGAAAATTTAAAGAGCAGGAATATAGAGTAATGATTGCATCAACATTAGCCGCTGGTGAAGGTATCAACCTTCAATTCTGTTCTGACGCGATTATGATGGAACGCCAGTGGAATCCGGCTAATGAAGAACAGGCTGAGGGAAGATTTCATCGATTTGGACAAACAAATACAGTATCGGTTACATACATGATTGCTAGTGAGACAATTGATGAGTACTTTACTACGCTGGTAGAAAACAAAAGAGCAATCGTAAGTTCTACATTAGACAATAGAGAGATTCAATGGGACCAGCAAAGCTTAATGAAAGAATTAGCTCAGATTCTAGTCACTAAAGGAAAAAGCGCTTGGAAGCTGTAGAATTAGCTTGGCTTGCTGGTCTACTCAAAAGAGGATGAGAACATGCCAAAGCTTAATATAATCATAGACATGAGCCAGTATGATATGTTTTTGTTGTGTCCATACAGATTCAGGAACAGATATAAATTAAACTTAACAGCACCTACCAAGAATGCATCTCTAGATATGGGTTCACTCATTCACATAGGCAATGAGACATATTATGAAAGCCTTAAAAGTGGAGCCAAATACGAGTATGCTGTTGAGGCAGCATTAATGAAGATAAAAGAAGCATTCGTATTAGAGTCAAACTTAGACTCTGAAGAGTCGTCTCTCTTATTGGAAACGGCTGAACAGTATTTTGATTACTGGAGAGTAGTCGACCAATCATTTGAGATACTAGGTGTTGAAGAGCCATTCTTAAAATTACTATTTGAAGATGATGATGCCAGAATCTACCTAGCTGGTAAGATTGACTTACGAGTCAGGGACAACATATACAGCAACTTACCACTTGACCACAAGACATTTTCACGAAGTGGCCCAGTTAATGAAATGAGTAATCAGTTTAAAAATTATTGCTGGGCTGTTGATAGTAATCATTTACTAGTCAATAAGATTGGGTTACAGAAAAGCTTAGAGCCAGAAAAGAAATTCATCAGGACACCAGTAAGCTACGACCACTTAATTATTGAGTCATGGAAGAATAATGTCATAGCCAATATAATGTATTATCTACAATGCGAGGCCGCTAATGCATGGCCAACGAACGAAACATCGTGTGACAAATACAATAGGCGCTGTGAATACTATGAGGTCTGTGTGTCTTCAGGCGACGAGGCGAAGAACTTTAAACTTCTAAATAATTTTATTAAAGTTGAACCGTGGGACGTAACTAAGGTCATGAAAAAGAGTTCAGAAGTTCTAAAGAGAGCAGCAATAGTTAATGAGACTAGTCAGACTAGTTAGACTAGTGAAAAGAGACTACGAAGTGAAGAAAGAGAAACATCTACATAAGCTAAGGGAGCATGTTCATAAGTCAGGAACTAGAATGTACTTCTGTACATTACCGTCCTGCTATTTCAAGATAGAAGCTGATTTAGCTCTAGGCAAAGAATCTCTTTGTAACGTCTGTGGTGAACCATTCATCCTTAACATCAGACAAATCAAGAATAAAGAGCCGCACTGCCCTGACTGCGGCTGGAGATGGATGAAAGATGAGAATGGTAAAAGAGTCAGGATACAGGTTCAAAAAGGAAAGCTGAACGCTGAACTGGCACAGGAAGACTTAGAATCCCTGAATAACAGATTGCATAATCTAACTTCAATAGATGAGGACATATGATTCTGCATGAAGTACTAAACATGCTACGCCATTTCTGGACTAACTTTGCAATTCGACTATTCGAACTTAGGACAAAGAAATATTACGATGCAGTAGATATCGCATATGAAGTGAGAAGGAGATGGGAAATTGAAAGCTAGTGATATCTTACTTGAGTCAAATACGTCAATCTTGATGAAAGGCGCACCAGGATTCGGTAAGACTCTAGCAGCAGCATCATTCTCTCTCGGAGGAACAATATACATATCATACTGGGATAAGAAGAAACCGTTTGAATTGGTTCACTTTTTTAAGAGTGTTATCAAAAGGCCAGAACTACTAGAACGAATCGAATTCGATGTATATGGTTCTAATAATGCAAACGAGTATCTGAATAAGATGATTACACTTGCAAAAGACTGCAGATATTTCGCAATAATCAATGACTCAATTACACAGATGACCAGTGCAGCCGTTAACTGGTCACTAGGGTTCAGAGACAATAGAAAGAATAAAGATAAGGACCGTATCGTACCAGATTTTGACGAGTACAAAGTCGAGACGAGTCTAGTCACACAATCATTAGATATCTGTAGAACGTTGCCATGTCATGTAATCTGGACGGCACATCCACTTCCAAGTATTAAAATTGAAGGTTCAGGAAGCAACATCACAATAACCAAAACTAATCCTATTGTAACTTATGGAAGTAAAGTAGCTGGAATCGTCCCAGGCAACTTTAGTGAAATCTATCAGTTTGCTAAACAAAGCTCATGGGGTGATGGCAAAACTTCAACTAAGTATGTAGTTAGCTTTGATGCTGTAGGAGATGACTATGCAAAAAGCAACATAGGACTAAAAGGAACTATAGATATTACTGACCGACTCTTCTACGAAGTTTGGAAAGAAAAGGTTACTCAGTTCAGAAAGGAGATGGAGGATGACCTAACCGCAAAAGATGAAACTACTAGATTCAAACTCCCAACAACAGTAGTAAACCAAACAAACCAAACTCAAACACCGTGGAAACCTAAACACATAGTGGAGACCTAAAATGTCAAGAAGCTGGATTGTAACACCCGACGATTTGAAAAAGGGCGATTTAGCCGAAGTTGGCTGGCATCCTGCAGAAATCACAAAGTATGAATCTGGTGAAGCTGGAGAAGATGCAAAGAATCCTGGTAGTGCAACATGCACATTTCATTTCAAGATTCTAGACGGACCTAGCAAAGGTGTCACATGCCGTCGTCTCTTCTCCGAGACGGCATGGGGTTTTGCTAAGACATTCTTTGCTACGATGGGATTTCCAAAGGATGCTAAAGGTAACTACCAGGTTAGTGAAGACATCTTTGAATCAACCGTCGGTCACAATCTAATGATTTATATCAAGAGAGGTAAGAGTAATAAGGGTAATGAGTTCAATGATGTTCAGGATTTCAAACCGTTGGCAGCATAGTTATTAAAATGATTACCGATGATGATTTGAAAAACTGGTTTACACACCATGCACCAGATATCTCTCAACTTCCAAAATATCGAGCTATCAGAGAAGCTGGAGCTCATCTGGCAAGGGTTATAGTTGATTGTACTCCCGAATGTGCAGACCAAACAGCAGCTGTCAGAAAGGTTCGCGAAGCTGTTATAACTGCAAATGCAGCAATAGCATGTAATGAACTAGAATAATGAAAGAGTCTTAAGGACGCGAGATTACAGCCCACAGATAGCCTCTGAATATGTTGAATAAGAAGCCTAGCTAATTCTAATGGGTTAGCTAGTCACATATCTGTGGGCTGTAATCTAGTTAAATCGCTAGTTCAAAAATAAACAATCTAGCCCTGTCGTAGTGGGAGAAATGTCATCACCAATAAAACCACATTGGTTAGACAGAGCAATAGAAGTATATAGATTTCATGTAGCTCAATGTAAGGTTGAAAGTAGTTGGACTATTTCCAAAACAGCTACAGTCTTGAATAGGTCATTTGGTTCTGTTCAACAAGATATAATGCTGGCTGGTTGGTCAATTACTCATGATAAGCAGTTAAGAAGATTTAGAAGCATGAGAGATGCATTAGCATTTGTTAAGGATAAAGAGAAAGAGATGAGAATGAGGGAGATATGAATCCTAACTTTATTAGCTTAATTAATCGATTTCATGTAAGGACTCGAATAGAAAGTAAGCACTGGATTTGGCTAGGTGCAGTCAACAGAAAAACTGGCCATTCTCTGGTAAAGATAGACAAGCATCAATACTACCTGCACAGGTATATGTTTTGTTTGTTACACAAGCTAGATTATAGAGATTACAGTTTCACTGTTAATCATATCTGTAATATTCCTAGATGCTGGTCTCCATTATGCCTATATAAGGGAACAATGTCAGAAAATATGCAAGATTACGTAAGAACTGGGAAACATCACGAGTCTAACAAGACACATTGTCCTAGAGGACATAGACTATGGTTTAGGGCTAAGAGTGGAAAAAGAGTCTGTTTAGAATGTAATAGAATAAGAGACCATAATAGAAAGAGGTATACTAAGAATGGATATAGGTTTACTGTTCCTGGAACGAGAAAAATATGAGTCCACGGCATGTTTGTGGAATCGGACCGTTAGAGCCAGACTTGATGATTGTGGGCGAAGCTCCTGGTAAGTATGAAGATGAACAGGGGATTCCATTTGTAGGGCCTAGTGGAGAGATAGTTAATGACTGTTTAGAAAGGGCAGGAATTAAACGAGGAGAAGTATACATTACAAATGTAAGTAAGTATCGTCCACCAATGAACAACTTCGATGAATTACATTTAATAGGCATTAACATAGATGAGCAAGTAAAGGAGCTTTGGGAGAATGAGATACATGCCAGAAGACCTAAAACAATACTTGCAGTTGGCCACCGAGCTATGCGAGCCGTTATGGGGTGGCCAGTTATATTTGATGAAAAGAAAGATAACTACAAGATACTAGACTATAGAGGTAGCATCCTAACGGCTAGAGATGGGGTTACTAAAGTCGTTCCAACAATCCATCCTGCAGCATTGTTCAGTCACAATAATAGGGGTGGATTAGAATACACTTATTTAAAGTTAATTGAAGCCGACTTTCAGCGAGCCGTTGAAGAGTCTAGAACTAGGAGATTAGAACTACCTGAAAGGCAATTAGATGTCTGTAATAGCTCTCTACAAGCATATCGATTCTTCTCTCAGTATGAGAAGCTCGACAAAGCTACTATGGATATTGAGTCAATTAATTGTGTGCCTGTTTGTGTCGGTTTTGCTTTTAATCATCATCATGCAATTTCTCTGCCTCTTCTACGTCATGTAGGTAAACATAAGCTTACAGACATGGGAGACCTTGAACTAAATGAAATTTGGAGACTAGTCGATAAGGGGTTACGTAAGAATAGATTAGTTGGCCACAATCTTAAGTATGATGAGTTTAAGTTGGGCTTAATAGGGTTTGAATGTCCTAGAGTTTATAGTGATACATTAATTAAGACAAGGGTTATATTCCCTGAACTACCGGATAAAAGGCTATGTTGTGTCAGCAGTTTATGGACCAGAGAGCCTTACTATAAGGATGAGGGGAAGGAATTCAAGCTTGGAAAAAATCCCATTGACCAGTTATTCAGATATAATGCTAAGGATTGTGTAGTTGAATTTGAAGTTGATGAAGAGCAAGATTGTGACTTAGATGCACTAAGCGATCAATATCATATACCACTAAAGAGTTATTATTATGATTATATGATGAAGAAACATAAGTTCTACTTGAAGCTGGAGAATACAGGCTTTCTGATTGATCTCGAACGAAAAAGAGAACTACACAAAAAGTATACTGGGATGGCTCTAGAAGTACATAGTAAGATTACTGAAGCCGTTGGTCATGAAGTTAATGTTAACAGTTATCCACAGATGTTTGACTTGTTATATCGAGAAATGAAATTTAAGTTGATGAGGAGAAATCCAACATCAGAGGATACATTAGTTCAATTATTGGGGAACCATGCTAAAACACCAGAAAGAAAGGCACTCATTGAGAACTTACTCGAAGAGAGGAGAATTAGGACGCAAAAGAGTAGATATATCGATTTTAGTCCAGATTACGACGGAAGATGCAAGTCCTCTTTCAATATATCAGCAACTGAGACTTGTAGATCTTCTACGTCGATTCTTAAGAAGCCGATTCGTCCCAAGAAAATTGGATTGGCATTTCACACGATCTCAAAGCATGGTCGCCTCGCTAAGGATATTCGCTCAATGTTCATTCCGGATAAAGGAACCATATTTCTTTCGGCAGACAGCAGCCAAGCTGAAGCAAGAATAGTAGCCGTTCTCGCAGAGGATTTTGAATTATTAAAAGCATTTGATACTGTAGACATACACCGCCGAACGGCTGGATTGATTTTTGGTTATACTAGCAAATTAATCCTTACAAATGAAAGGGTTCCAGTTGTCGACATATTAGAAAAAGATGGACCAGAGAGGTTTTGTGGAAAAAAGGCCCAACCGCTAGATTCACAAATATTAACTCCAACAGGATGGGTATTAATGGGCAATATTTGTGTTGGAGACAATATTATTAATTCGTTCGGGCTGCCTAGTAAAGTCATTGGAGTATATCCTCAAGGTGAGTTAGATATTTATGATGTAGAATTTAGTGACGGCGGCAAAACACAATGCTGTTCAGAGCATCTATGGAAGTATAATTCTGGTTATAGTAATATGCTCAAATCCGGCTGGAAAATATCTCAGCTTAAAGATATTAAATCTCTAAGCAATTCAAGAGGAAACCCAACTAAATTTATACCAATACCCAGACCAATTCATTTCTCTAAAAGAAATGATAACTTAGAAATTAGTCCCTATGTGCTAGGGCTACTGATTGGTGATGGATGCTTCTCTATTCCATATGGTTTGACATTTACAACAGCAGATGAGGAATTAATCGATTATGTAGAAGATGAGCTGAGAAGATTAAAGATAGGATTTAATAAGAAGTCTAAGATTGGTTACTACATTGATGCCCCAATGAGATATATAATTGACTCTTATGGCCTAGGAGGACGTAAATCAAATTCTAAATTTGTGCCAGAAAAGTATAAAATGTCGTCCGTAGAGAATAGAAGATTAATATTAGCTGGATTATTAGATACGGATGGGACATTAGATAAATCTGGAAGACATACAGAGTTTTGCACCACATCAGAAAGGTTGGCTAACGATGTAGCTTTCATAGTTAGATCGCTAGGTGGAATTGCTTCAATTAGTATAAAACATCCTAAGTACTCATACAAAGGGCAGATCAGAAGTGGTAAATTAGCATATAGAGTATATATAAATGTTAATTTTAATCCGTTTAGGCTTACAAGAAAAGAGTCTATATGGAAACCAACAAATAAATATAGGAGTATAAAATCAATCAAATTTTCCGGTAGAAAGGAGTGCCAGTGTATTGCGGTGGAGTCAGATGATCATTTATATATAACAGATGACTTCATCGTAACGCACAATACTAGGCATGCAGGCAATTATAATATGGGTAAAAACCGTTTTATGCTTGAGTTCAATACTGATGCTCAGAAGTTTGATATCAACATGTCTATTAGTGAATGGCGTGCTGGACAGATGCTTGATTTATTTCATCAAGCATCTCCAAAGATTAGGGGAAAGTTTCATAGAGACATCACCGACTGTTTGCAGTCGACAAGAGCTCTTATTGACCCGTTTGGTGGGTTACGTATATTCAATGGACGCATGGATGATGAATTATACAAGGAAGGCTTTGCAAACATTCCACAAAGAACAGTAGCTCATTTGGTTCAAGGTGCTGGATTAAAGATAGATGAAGAACTAAAAGGAGATGTTGCATTTTTATGGTTAAGTGAAGATCATGATAGCTTAAAGATGCTTGTCCCGTCTAATAACTGGGAACCATATGCAAGGTTAATGAAGAAACATTTTGAAGCTCCAATTAACTTTTCAACTTACTGTAGTTTGAAGAGAGATTATATACTGACTATTCCATGTGAAATTGAAATGAGTGAGACTAACTACGGAGAAATACATAAGGTGAAAATATGATTAAATTCATAGCAGAAAGAGACGGTAAACGTCTATTGGGTATAGTTCTACTTGAAGAGAATATTATAAGACTTAGGAAGAAAATGCCAATTCTATTCAAAGCAAAGGATATGGAATTGCCAAGTATTAATGCTGATGAAGTTTTAATTTGCTTCTTCAAAACAGAAGGGGAAGCTATTGATTTCTTCACTAAAAATGGGCTTGTAAAACCAGAACAGATAGTCGTCCAGAGGTAAAAAATGATACCAAATGATTTTGAAGCAAGATGTAGTATGATTGAATATATGCTTCAGATGCTAGAAGATGAGGATGGATTGACAGAGTGGGAAGAGAACTTTGTAGAATCAGTTAGTAATCAATTTGAGAAGAATAAACAATTTAGTAAAACTCTATCTGACAGGCAGTGTGAGATACTTGAGAGAATTTACGATAAATACAACTAGGTGAATTATGAAATTTAGAAGATGCCTAAGATGCTATAATAAATCCAGAAAGGTTGGGTAAATATATTATCTGTATAATTGCAGGTGACTACCAGGAAGCATTAAGATTTGCCAGTGGACAACTGCTGTCTAATTCCGAATGGTTTTTCCCGGCTGATGAAGATGATTTAAAGAGGCACTCTAATTTTCATGTTCTAGTAATTGGAACGGCTGGACAGAATGTCCCATCATCATATTTTGAAAGAATCCTTAGAGTAGCCCAGGAAAGAGGAAGAATGAAATGAATGATAAGTCTACAGATCAAAAAGCTACTAATTCAGAACTATACAGACTTGATCTAAGTAAAGAGGAGATTAAGATACTTATTCATGCTCTTATAAGGGCATGGTATCAGGGAAAAGCCGCTGACACAGCAACAAACCTATTTTACAAACTGAACAACATTGACAAGATGCCGTGACAACAAATTGGGTATCAGACTTAGTTGCTGAGTGCTCACACGTAGAAACACCAGAGTCATGGTTATATTGGAGTTTCATATCATGTATTAGTGCAACGGCTGGTAACAACTACTATCTAACTACTCTCAGCGGTGATGTAATATATAGACCAAATATCTATGTGATGCTACTGGGAGAAAGTGGATTAGGTAAGGGATTTCCAATTAACCGTGCTAAGTTACTTGCTAGTAAAGCAGGGCATACCAGGGTCATAGCTGGTAGAAGTTCAATTCAGGCAATCATACAAGAGTTGAGTCGAACTAGAACTATTGAAGGAAAAGCTCCAATATCTGATTCAAGGGGATTTATAGTCAATGGTGAACTTTCTACGGCGATTATTCAAGATCCGGATAGTCTTACAATCCTTACCGACCTATACGACGGACATTATAATCCTGAATGGACAAACTTACTTAAAGGTGATGGTGCCGAAAAACTCAAAAACCCATACATCACAGCCTTATTCGGAAGCTCCCCTGCGCACTTTTACGATTCTATACCACAAGCGAATATTGAAGGTGGATATATTGGTCGTAATCTTATAATATATGAAGAAAAAAGAGCTAGAGACGTAGACTTATTAGATAATGGAGAAGCAAAAGAAGATAATAAATTTGATAACTATATAGTTCCAAAGTACGTTCCACATCTAGATAAGATAGCAAACAAGAAGGGACAGTTAGTCCCAACAGAAAATGCAAGAACCTTATTTAATACATGGCGAAGGAAATGGAGAAGCACCCAGTCTCCAGATAAAACAGGATTTCTTAATAGAGTTCCAGATCATGTATTGAAAGTTTCTATGTGTTTAACCCTATCACGTTATGACTTTGATGGAGTCATAACAGAGGTAGAAATTGAAGAGGCCATTAATAAAGTTACTGCATTAGTGTATGCAAGTAAAAGAACTACAGAAGGGAGAGGACCAGACCCATTAGCTGTTGCGACCAAACATGTGTTAGATTATCTTATTTTAGCAGAGAATCTAAGCCTGACGCGAAGACAATTACTTTGGAAAGGCTATGGAGTTTTCAACAGTTTTACTCTGGAACAGATAACTGAGAACTTGCTAGAGATGGGATGGATTAAAAGACAACGAGTCGGAGTTGGAAGAGAGATGGATTGGGAGTACTACTTAGCTGGTGAGCCGTTAGAGAATTATAAGAAATACATGAAAGACAAACAAAAATGAATCCTGAAGATATTCCACATCCATATACTGATATTACTACTGATTTTAACTTTAAGCCAAGAAAGGTTAAATGTGTATACTGTAAGTATGAAATAGTAACAGCAATACCAAATCCAATATGTGCAATTTGTAATAATCCATTAAGAACAATAGTTCAAGGACTAACTAAGACGATGGAGGAGAAATGACTGGAGTTATCAAATCAATTCAGGAACATAAGCACTTTGGATTTATTAAAGCCGCTGACGGAACAGAATATTTCTTTCATTCATCAGAATATGCTGGGGATTGGGATTCACTAGTAGCTTTCTTCATCTCATCGGAGAAGGATAAAATCGAAGTTAAGTTTGATGTTACTCCCAGCCCAAAGGGGCCACGAGCGGCTAATGTGAGGATTGTATGATTGATTAACTTTGAGATAGAAGCTAATCAAACCTGAAGAGCCGTTCAGAAGTGTAATGTTATGACGATGAGAAATGGAGAGATCAATGGCAGAAAAACTGAAACCTAGAATACCAGAATTTATCGAAACACTAGACAGAATCAAGGAGCTTCATATTAGAAAGAACAAAGACTATGCAACCAGTGACAATCCTTTTAGCAACTTCGATTTTAGCGAGTACATTCTCTCTTATTTTAGATCTGATAGGGACAAAACCTTTGCTTGGCCCATTAGTACTAAGTTGGCTAGGATTGCTAATCTCCTTAATAGCAATAACGATGCTCTCAATGAGTCAGTAGAAGATTCTCTAGATGATATTGCTGTATATGCAATTCTTTGGAAGTGCGATATTCTAAGGAGATCTTCTCAAGAAAGAGCTAAAAAGTAGCCTTTTAGTGAACCTTTAGCTACCTAATGTTGAGACTCATAGATTGCGGAAGCATTGTTGGAGATTTTCCTTTCTGACTGTAAGTTTGTTCACCCATTCCAAATATTACAGGAGCTAGCCCAGGGAGAAGCTCAGGATTCTCCTTGGCTAGTCCTATAGCATCTTGAGCAACAATAGGGATGAACATCCTAGCGGCTTGGTCAGTAACATTAAAAGGTCTTGATTTCGATGCATTCAATAAATCATATGCAAATTTCACTGGTGTATTAAGTTTATTAGCAAAGAATTGCTCTGCTACATCCTTCCTAGTCGCTAATCCATACTTTGAGCCTAAATCATAAGTTTTCCCAGATACTGATGACGTCTTCTGACCACTAATTAACTGATCCATAGCAACTAAGTATTGCTGGAACCCACCAGCAGGGTCGAGCCTAGTATCACCAATTTTGATCTTACCAAAGTCTGGATTAGACGGGTTCAGACTAACATCAGCACCAGAAGCTTTAGCTAACCCTGCAAATGTAGCCCAAGCGCCAGCCGTTGACAATCCAGCTTTTAAGTACTGCTTCCTAACAAAAGGATCAGCCATGATGTAATTAGATGGATTAAGCATCTGCATGTTAGCGGCTATCTTACGTGGTGCGAAGAATATATTATTCAATGCACCACTATACTTTTCCAGACTTCCTAAAGAGCCACGTCCAGTAGCATTGTTAACAAAATCAGCAATACTCTGTGCAAATGGTAAATCTTTCATAGGATCATGACCAGTTGCTTTTGCATCATCTACTAATGAATTAAATGTATCAGATCTCAGTTTATTCAAATAACCAGTAAATGCACGACTAGACGCTTTGAATCCTGGTAAATCCCCAACCCATTTAGCTCCTAGAGCTTCCTCTCTCTTATTTAAAGAGTCAGTCATTCGTAGACCAGACATATCTGCAAATGATTTGCCAGTCTCTGGGTCTGGAGTGAAATTAGGATGGTCATAAATAGATTGCATTACAGCTTTGTATCCATCTTCACTTCCAAAGCTCTTAAACATATCTCCCCATGAAGTCCACCATTGAGGAGTTGTAATTAATGGTAGTCCTTGGCGAAATGGAGCTGAAAGATGCAAAGCTCCAATCTGCATTGCTCTTGGAGTATTCATAATTTCACTGAATAAACTTGGAGCTTTATTAGGATTAGCAGCTACTGTATCTCTAAATGAATCCATCTGCTCTGGAGTAGCACCACTAGCCTGCAATCTAGCCGTAACCGGGTTCGTTGATCTCTTATCAAGTAGTGCTTGTGTTCTAGGATCTATTTTAGGAGCATCAGTTATCTGTTGGAGTTGCTCTGGAGGAACTCCACTAGCTTGTAGCTTATCCTTAGTGGATTCAGGACCTTCCATGAAATCTTTAATTTTAATCATTTCATTACTAATCATACCAGCTTCCCTACTACCAGTAGGATAATTTCTATATTCTTTAGCTAGAGTTGACAGCTCATTAAAAACTTCATTTGGAAATTCATTTGATGCTGTCAAAAACTTATTAAATCTAGCTTCTTGCTTAGACATACCCTCAATAGGCGTAATATAATCTGACTGGACAGGAGCTTCTGAAGTTGCTGTGGCTCTAGCTAGATCTCTCGGTAATGTAGGTAATTGAGTAGGAACTTTAGCAACTGGTCTTTCAGCAGAAGTCTCTAAAGTCCCAACTCCAGGCTGAGACATTCCAGCAACACCAGCAGCAATCTGAGCCAATCCAAGTGCTCTATCTGTCAAAGACGAACCTGGTGATAATACTTGTTTAGCACCTCCTAAAGCTACTGGAGCACTGGCAACTCTAGCTCCAATTCTCATAGCATTAGCCGCTGCGGGCATTGATTCTTCAGCCATTGAAGAACCACCAGTTAAAGCAGCAGCAATTATGTTAAGTGGAGAAGTTAGACTAGATGCTACATCACCAGCACCTTGTGTAGCACCTGCTAATGCTCCTTGAATCCTAGCAAGCATAGGGCTTCTGCCAAGTGATGGGACATCAATCTTATTAGCAATCAGGTTAGCGGCTCTGCTTGGAGCATCAGTTAAAGGATCTGACATTGCATGCCAAATCTTAGATAACACTCCACTAGTATCTGATGTGTCAGGTTTAGTAACTGGAGTAGCCTCAGGAGTTCCTAAAATCTTAGCCGTAGGAGAAGATAGAGGTTTAGTAATAGTAGAAGATAGAGGTGCAGCGGCTAATTTCAGCTTAACTCCTTGCTGTTTAGCAATATCTTCAACTTCTTTGTCAGATGGAGGGGTATCACCTTCAAGATGAAGAGTTCCACCATTCTCTAACGCATAAGAGTACTTATCAGCCATATACTACTGAGAAGTTGAATCAGATGAATCTGGAGTTGAATCTGTCGTTGAATCTGGTGTAGTATCTGTTGTTGGAGCTGGAGTTACTGTGACAGCATATTTAGATTTCGGCTTTGTCAGAGTAGTAGTATCAGTAGTATCTTGCGATCCATAAATAGCATTGTTAATTCTATGATATTGATCAGAAGTAGGTCCGGAATGGCCAAAGATTCCTTCAGCAGGAGGAGTAATCGTGAAATTTCCTCCTTGGTCAATATTAACAAATGGTCCAAGCTCAGAATCAGTATTTTTAATCTGGCGAGCCTTATTCATTTGGTCTCTATTAATCTGACTTGGCAACGTTGGTTGTGCAGTTGGAGATTGTTTTGTCTGTCTTGCCTCTGCTCCTCTAGCCGCAGCTACATCTTCTTCTCCTTTAGTTCTAGCAGCAATATTAGCTTGCTGTGTCTTTCCTCTAGCAGTGATTTCATCAAGTCTCTGACCACCAGTAATATTTAGCTTCTCTTCATCAGATACTGTTCCAGTGCTAATACCAGTATCCATTGATTTACCAGTGATGGGATCTACAGCATAAAAATTACCACCCTTATCACTGACTATTTTCATATTGGGATGAGTAGCTTTAAACTGATAGATATTAGCTCTCTGCTGGCTGACGCCCTCCTGAGATGATTTAATGTCAGTCTGCTTCTGCTTAATACCTATGTTAGCAATATCAGTTGTTTGTTTTTCACCAAGTTTCTGCTTTTCTAAATTCAATTTAGCAATATCTAATGGAGAGATAGCCGATGGAGCCATCTGAACGTTCTGCGGCTGTGTAGGCTCCATAATATTACTAGCCATGCTTCTGGCGATATCTTGTAATCTTTGACTTCTATCTTGAGCCCTTAAATTATCCTCTCTTTGCCACTCAGCGTTACGATTCTGAATAGCAGGACCCATTGCCAGATTCATAATTCTAGCAATTGCATCGAAGTTTGGAGATGCATCTATTGGAGGACCAAAAGTCCCACCTCCAGATGGGTAAATATTATTCATTCTAAGAGAGTCAACAAATGAAGGCATTATCTCATCCCCATTGCAATACGAGCAAGGTTACTCCCGGCCGCTATCTGATCATTAGTAGCATTCTGCACTAATCCAGCCGTTCGCATAGCCTGATCTCCAAACAGAGAAGCTAATGCTGGAGTAGTTCCATATAAGGATCTTAAACCCTCAAGAGATTGAATTCTACTTCCTAGATTTTGCCGATCTATATCCTGAAGATTTTGTACATTCCACATCTGTCCTTGATTAGCAGTATTAACAGCCTGAGCACCATACTGATTTTGAAGAGCTTGTTCACCAGCTGTTGTAGATGCCAATTCTGGTGCAATAGCAAGTTTATTCTGTGCAATCATCTGAGCTAATTGAGCATTGACATTCTGTGTAGCATCAGAAATCTGCTGAGACTCATCTCTTGCCATTTTAGCCGTAGCAGCGGCATAATTAGGAGAGTAACCACCTTGCAGTGCCCTATTCCTATTCAGATTTGCTTGTGCTCTGGCATAGATAGCACGAATAGGGCTAATCCCACGTGCTCTCATGTCAGCAATATCTTGAGTTGAGTATCCACCAGTCTGAGCCAGACCTTGCAGGTTGCTAACGGCTCCTCTATAGTCTGGAGTCTGGCTAAACTGATACGTCTGTGGAGTGTATGTTCTAGGAGTAATATTTGTAGCACCTAGATTACTATAACCTTGTTGAATCTGGTCGTATAGGCTAGCATTTTGACCAACACCAACATCATACAGCTTATACTGATTAGTTAATGCTTGTGATGGACTTACAGGCGTCATATCAGAAGTTGGTGGAGGACCAAAGTTATTAGGAATCCCTCTCCCAGCTCCCATTCCTGGTAAATAAGAACCAGCACCGTAACCAGGAGAACCTGTATTTAGTCCTGGAAAGCCTGTATTTGCAGAAGAACCGTAACCAGGACCCATACTTAATCCGGGAAATGAACCAATCACCCCTGCTGCCATATTAGCCTTTCAGCTCAAAATGACCCATATCTTTTTGCTGCCAGCGGCCACCCCATGTCAAATCTAAGTCTTCACCGATTAAACCTATACTCTGCCAGATAGGATCACTAGAATCCCATTGTAATTTATCATCACCATGTTCCATATATTGATAGTATGGGCAAATATCAATTGCAAGTCCATCTTGATGCTTTGAATGCACAACCCAACTATGTCCAGAAGCTATATCCTCCTGGTGTTGTTCTTCGGTGCGTAGAGTCTCAATAATCATTATAGGGATATTGGACTCTACACACCTAGCTAATAATTCAAATGCTTTAGATTTGAATGGTTCCTTTAAATCATCTAACTTACGATCACGCGACTCCAATTTCCCCTTCTCCTTCAAAGCTTAGGGAGGTATTAGCAGAGGCACCACCAACTAAGTAGTCAGCCACGTCAAATCTTAATTGACCGTACCAGTCAATGTAGCTGTTAGCAGATACTGATAGGCCCTGTCCAATAACTTCAGTACCAGCAGCATTAGCACCAGTGGCACCAAGCCAGAAGCTGCAGGTAACAGCACCAGAAGTCTTATTGACAATACGAATATGCTTTAGTACGATATATAAGTTTCCAGAACCACCACCATTAGTTCCACCTGTAGTAGTTCCAGGATTAACTAGATTGGTTGTTAAAGTATTTGTAAGTGCAATCGGTCCGGTCCTGAAAATCTTGTTTTGAGCCAAATCTTCTCCTCCTAACGTCCCAAGACGTAAATTGTTCCGCCAGTATAATTTCCGGCACCACTATTCAAGAACATAAAGGCATTAATCGTAGTAACTGTCTGATTGATATATTGAAAGTGTATAGAATCAACTGAGAAGAAATTCCCATGCACCTGCTTTGGAGCTGCTATCCTTAGACCTTGAATCTGCAGAAAACCAGTGCGAGCAGTTGTATTATTAGCACCCCATACTAGTAAAGCTGTCTTGTTGCTTTCAACTCCGGCTCCATTAACACCAATATAATGCCCACTAGTATTGTCAAACGTGCTACCGTTATCTACTGAAAATCGAACCTCGGCATCAGCAGTAGAACCAAAAGTGATCCCAACGAATAGTAGAAGAAAATCATTATATTGGCCTAAATTAGTTAAATTAACACTAGCATTGCCACTAGGTAATAAAGTAGCAACTAACTGCCAGCCGCTAAACCCTGATGTGCCACCTTGAGTAATAACACCAGGAAACCCTTGTTCTCCATCCAATCCATCCTCTAGCCATACTGGATTTCCAGGAGCACCAGGAGGACCAGTAGCACCAGCAGAGCCAGCAGAACCTGTAGGACCAGTAACTCCTTGAGGTCCAGGCATAGCTAATATTAGTGCTTCACCATCCTCTCCGTCTACTGCAGATCCCGGAGGACCAGTTGGACCTTGAGCACCAGTTGGACCTTGAGGACCAGTTAATGCATAGACAGTTCCAGTCGAATCTTTATAAGCTGGTGCCCCGGTAGCAGTATTCATAAACAGAGTATCCTTACCAACATCTGGCGTTGGGATATCTGTTGCTGCCGCTTGCTTTAGAACAATTCCACTTCCATTGGACATCGCATATCCTATCTGACTAGGACATATAGAGTACCGCCACTAAAGTTACCGATTCCACTATTACCGACTCTAATAGCATTTATATCAGCAGCAGTGTGATCCATATATTGGAAGTGAGTTCCATCAGTGCTGTAAAATGTTAGATGACAATGTTTTATTGTAACTAGTCTCAATCCCTGAATCTCGACAAACTGACTTCTAGCCGTCGTTGCGCCAGCATTCCATCCAAAAATTCCTTGTGAGACAACAGTAGTCCCATTACCAGGAACTTGTTGGTAGTTTGTAGTATTAAAAGTACCACCATTATCAACTGAGAATCTAACTCTAAGGTCTGCAGATGCAGAAAAGGTAATACCAATAAGCATAAGTAACATATCATTGACATTTCCTAAATTAGTGTAATCTCTTGAAGCCTGCCCACTAAACGTAAACGTATCAAGTAATGTCCAACCTGCAAATCCATTAGAAGGAGGAGTAGTTAAAAATGCTGGAGGTCCAATTAATCCATCATCTCCGTCTTCTGGATATATAAGTGGAGCACCACCTGATGGTCCCGTTCCACCAGAAATTCCACTAGCTCCAGTAGCACCAGGATTACCAGCTGGGCCGGGAACTGAATAGAATATATCTATCTCTTCTCCATCTTCTCCAATTCCAAACACACCAGAGAACCCAGGAGGCCCTGTTAGCCCAGTAGGACCAGTTAAATTGTAGATAACTCCATTTGCATCTTCATACTTAGGATTACCATCTAAGCTGTCAAAGAATATCCTATCTTGGCCAGCTCCTGGCGTAGGAGAGTTAGCCTGGGACGTTTGTTTAAGAATAATTGATGGAGGCATTAGACTGCAATCAAAAACCCATCAACTTCTAATGTTCCTTCACTATCAATCGCAATCTCATAAAATGCTTGTTTATATAATGGAACTACGAAGGTATCATTAATCCCGATGAATGTCGGTGTCATATCATTCATTGCAAACTGGGATGGAGAATAAGCAACCATAAAATCTCCATCCCCTTCAGAACTCTCTCCTGGAGGACCTATAACTCCAGCAACTCCTTGCGGTCCTGTAGCACCAGTAACTCCTTGAGGGCCAGGAATAGTTTCTCCATCTCCATCTGAATCTCCTAAACTAAATCCTGGAGGACCTGGTGGACCCTGTGGTCCTACAGCACCAGTGACTGATGTAGTAGTTTTAGCTAATTTTGCAGTATCATTTAACCCATCAATCAGGTAGAGAAAAACCTGATACGTAGGATTATCTTTTTGTTGTAATCCAGTATTTAATAGTAATGTTTTTATCTTAGTAATATCTATCATTGTGGATATCCAGTTGATACTGGTCGGATATATATCACAACCCTAGTAATAAAAAAGTTATCATCAAGATTAGTTGTCTTAAGCTCTAAGAATCCCCTTTGCGATATAAAATGAGATAAATTTAATGGCTCTCGATCAGTCGGATTAGACATTAGAATATTAGCAAGCTGAGCTGAACTTACCTCAGTTAATGAATTGAAAATCACTTGAAGATTACCGGAGCCAACGACACGTATGCGAACGGCTCCGAAATGAATTAATTCTCCAGAGAATGAAGGAGATGAACTTCTAGCCACCTATATATCCAAACTTCACAAATGGATCTGGAATGTTTACATTTGTTGTAGACTGATGAACTCTATCATATAACACATCATGTGTTTGTCCAGGAGTCAGAACATATACTCCACTTGCATCTGTCACAAATACTATCGCTGCAGCGCCTGTCATTTCCATTCCTCCGCTACCAGTAACATTAATATCTGGAATCTGAGAACCATATGTTACTGTCTGAGTATTGGAGAATCCTGACTTTGTTGAGTCAGAGTACCGATACGCCTGTGCTTCGATTGTATAACTTCCAGAAGCGTTAAAAATAGTATCAGCATAAATATAATGAGTCGTTCCACTTTGCCATGGAATACTACCTACTACCTTATTGTTTATGGAAATAGCAAATCCAGTAGGATTCTCACCATCATGATTATCATAATTAAATGAGTATTGAAGAGTAGCATCACCCGTCAGCGGATTATAATTATTACTATCTATATTAAATGTATCAGGACTTTGATTTAACGTCTGATTATAAGAAGTAATATCTGTAATGCTACCTGTAATAGTGAAATCTACAGTAACTCCGGGAGTATTAAGTGGAATATTTAGAAATGCAACGCATGAAGCCTGCCAGAAACCATTAGTTGCGGTAATAAGACTTGGGCCAACAAAATTTATGTCATCTCCATTATTACTCCACGTTGGAAACCCATTGCTTATGTTACCGAGATTATCAGTCCCACTATTAAATAAGTCTCCAGGATATGAATTTAGTACAATAAATACATCATCAGGAGTCAATCCATGTGCTACGCAGCTATATGAAAAAGAAACAGGACCAGGGCCTCCCCTATCAGTCCCGGAATCTGGCATTGATGAGATTAGAACGCCATTCTGGGCTGCTGTGAGACTTAAGCCTGTAACTTGCTTGAAGAAACTCATTATGAAGTCACTGTAAGTGTCGGGGTGATTCTAATTAATGAGCCACCAGTCGGACTAAATGGTAAAACTCCTGATGGAAATCTTTCAGCAAGAATTAAGTTTCCTGAGTTGTCTTGGATGTAATATCCATATACAGTACCAGGAGCGTTAGTAGTACCACTAAAATGAAAGTCTTGGAATACATACGTTGCAACTCCGCTAACAATAACCCACTGGGCATGGAGTAGAGGTTGTGCAGCATATCCACCTCCAGCTACTTCGGTGATACTCCCTATTACCATTGAACCAGATGGAGTAAAGTTATTACTATACAATCTAAGATTCATATCTATTGTGCCAAGCATATCAGTTAGGACAATAGCTTTTTGCGTATCAGGAACAATAAGAGTCATACGCCTATATCCGCTCCAATAATGATATCACTGATGTTAGCAATTGCTACAGTATTAGCACCCATCAAGAATGACCACGGGGACCATCTAATATTTTTAGGATCCATCCCATTAGAATAATTACCAACAAGTACTCTACGATCAGGGAGAACCACATACATCTCCTTAGCTAGGGGAGAATTAACAATTTGAATATATCTGAAATTGTTTTTATCCTGCCCCTTCCAAAAGTTTTCGATTTTCCAGCTAATCTCTGGTGTTATATATCTTCCATTAAAAAGTGAAATCCCTTGATATGTACAAATAATTAGAAAATCAACCATAGACGAGCCGCTGTCGATTACTGTTGCTATCCCATGAACAGAAGAACCAAGAGCATTGTCAACAACAACTAAAGGCCAAGATGATGGAACATCTCCATTATCTACATACGATACTGTTCGTGCTCTTTTAGTTACATAAAGAATATCACGAAGCTCTTGAGCGTTAGTAATTGAATTACCATCTAATGGAACAATAATTAGACCATCTACCTGACTTATTGTTTCTATATCACCAGGATTTGAGACAAGCATAAGACTAATGTTAGCGTAGGTAGCACCGAGGCATAGCCTATTATGATATAACGTGAGAGTGGCTCCTGCCGGTATACTTGTATAAAGATCATATAGATATGTTGCATCATCAAGTAAGTCAGCATCATAAAATGAAATATTTGCAAGTGTAGTTGTGGTATTATCATTAATAACACCACCAGGTAGAAAGAATACATCGTATTCTGTTGGAATCCCACTATAGTTTATAATTGTCTTTGACACTACAATTTGCCGTGCAACTGTGCCTGTTGGACCAAGTGGAATAGTACTAAATGAAACAGAAAATGTTGGTGATGTAGTAAACGAATTAAGTGCTCCTGGTGGGGTTAAGAAACCAGAATCTGTCTGAAATACAACCCCGAATACATGAAGACCCTGATCTGTATGCCCAGCGGCTCCATTTGCAATAGTTAACGAACCGCCAGGAGCATTACCAGCAGCTAAACGAGCCGCTGTGCCATCACCGGCGTACGTATATAGAAAGTTATTTTGTAATCCTCTCTCCTGATTTAATGTCCCAGACAAACTTGTAATTGTATACGATGTGAATGGACTAATAAATGCTCTACCATTATACGGAACAAACGCAAAGTCTGTCATTCCAGCAATAGTAAGAATTGGCCCAAATACTGTAGTTGCATTTACTATATGATATATCTGCCCATTGCCGCTATTAACAGCTAATACGATAAGAGTATTACCAGTCGGAGTTGGATAGTTGTAAATCCTTTTAATGTTAGAAATTGGAACATTTACTGTTTGAGATACTCCAATCCCATCTCGTGTTGCAAAGCCGCTAGTCCCAACAAACTTAACATTTACACAATCTTGGAAATGATCCAGAGGAGTATTATCTTTATCTCCCCTATCCCATAATCCACCGAATTTATCGATGATTACAGGTTCGTGATCTCTTAGTATTAGGTCTGGCATTGTAATAAGGGCTACTCTACTGCCAACAACTATCTACGAATCACGAATCACGCAATAGAGTAGCCCATCTCTAGTTACTCTTAGTTAATTACTAGAACCCCTGATTAAGAATTCTATATCTGCACTCCCAAGCAATAGTACCAGCCGCAGTACCAGGCTGTGTAGGAGCGGCAGCAGAAACGAGATTAATGGATTGGTTGCCAACAATAGGTGTGGCCGCAGCGGCTAATGGAACAAAGTAAATTCCCTTATTAGCAGCGGCACCTACAGAGTTGGCATATGAAATAAGACCAGTGATAGCGGCTCCACCGGCACCCCAGTTAAGTGTGATATTACCACCACCAGTATAAGCAGCAGTAGCAAACGTATAGTACAAGCCAAAGTCAATAAGCTCAAGTGCTAAGTTAGCTCCAGGAGCAGCAACAATAACTACACCATTAGTACTACCTAGCTGTCCAGCGCCTGTTCCAGTAATATTAGCAGACGTAATAGAACCAGTTACCTGTTGGACTAGACCAGTTGCAATTTTACCAGTAGTAACAGCATTAGCACCGATAGTAGTAACACCAGCATTGCTAATTGTTACGTCACCAGAAGGAGTGACTGGAGTAGCAACGTTACTAGCATTTCCAACTAGAATCTGACCTGAAGTTAGTGCAAAGCTATTTGAACCAATATTAGTCCAAGTTGGAGATGCTGCAGTATTAGTGTTCATGTAAAGGTTGCCGTTAGTTACATCGATTAACAGCGTTCCTTTACCTGCCTGAGTAGCTCCAGTACCAGATGTACCGCTAGTAGGAGCTCCTGCACTTACTAGAACAGCAATTCCATTGTTTGACATTCTCCGCAGCCAAGACCATGGATTATAGATCGCAAAACCGACATCTGTTGTAGTTGGCATTTTTCCTCCGGCTTCATTAAGAAGCTATCCTTTCGGACCAGAGATTACGCATATTGCCTTCTCTTATAAGAACTACGGAATGGCCTTCTCCTTGTAGTTGTAGATTGACGACCTTTAATACTGATTCCCAAACTCCTATCCATTGCTAATTCTGACTCACCAGCTAGTTCTTTAGCTCTAGTTGGATTCTCACCTACAAAGTTAGATAGGAGAGATGCAGTTTTATATTCAAGAAAGCTAGCTGCATTAATAATATTAACCTGGTCAGTTCCATTAGTCTGTGTAAATGGGACAAATAAGTTACGAATATAGTCCATTTTAATATCAATACTTGCACTAGCTGGCATAAATCTTAGCTGCTGACTCTCCCACACATACCAGATAAGCTGAGTATTTTCGACCCCTTCCATGTATCTTGGAAGATACTTTAGCCTGGCCATAGGAGTATATGGATCGATTCCAGTAATTCTCTCCCATAGGTACTGCGGCTCAATCATGTCAATTGGAAGAAATGGAGCTACTATTCCAAATCCAATTCGGTCATTGTTAGCTGGAAGGGTCATTACAGCGTCAGTTACCGTATCTGTTACAGGCATCTCATAGAGTTCAAATGTTTCTTGAAGCTCTTGTAATGCTATATTCAGATATGGCAGCTGGATCGTATACGAATAGATTGATTTAGCAGCGTCATTCATTAATGCTGCTGCACTATCCATTACCTGTCCGCTAGTTAGATCTGGTGTAGCCATTATTTTGCAAACTCAATTCCAAGCAACTTAGCCCTAGCCGGATCAGCAATGGCTTTGCAAACCTGACAAATTGGAAAATTAGGATCCCTTAACGCACCGCAAGCAATACACTTAACTTTTTCAATAGCAAGGAAATCAGCCATCCAATCTTTTGTAAGGCTTAACTCTCTTGCTGCCATTCTAGCATCATCACCGATAACAATTGGATTGCCATTGCTCCTAGCCCAGAGGATATCGGTAAGTCTAACAATCACTTCGTACCACTTACGCTGCTTTGCTAATGCCTGATCTAGTAAATGCTTATACTTAGTCTTAATTTCAGAAACTAAAATTGAACCAGAGATGTAGAAAAGACCTGGCATTGCGTCATCCATGTTACATGCAAACAAGCCGTTGCTATAATCCTTTACGACTGAATCAGCAATCTGAATTGCACTATTTGGGATCTCCAGTAGCGGCTGTTCATCATCAATTTCACGCCACCAGCTACTTGGGCCAACAATCAAGCTTGAAGGTTTATCATATGACCCAGCTTCAATAATAAATCTTCCAGGTTGAATAGTAGGTTTAATTTCTTCAATCCTCTTTGGAAGGATACTAACAATAGTAGCCTTATCTAATGGATTAACAGGCGCTCTGATTGTTCTACGCCGTTCATTCAAAATAGCAGAAAATGACATCAGACTTCTCCATTACCCTTTTTCAGGTAGTTTTGGGGCACAATAATAGTTTCACCTGTTATGGTCGTGCCCATTAGACCACTTTCATCTCCAAATAGCTCTTCAACGATCGTATCTATCTTCTGCTTATGTAACTCTAGTGCTTCCTCCTGAGTCGAATCTGGATCTTTATATCTAGCTAGATGACTACCATGTTTAACCGCATATACAGTATCAATAATTAGCTTGATTGGCTCCCACTTTGGTGGAAGATAGTTATGATTTCTACCTTCAAACACCCACAGCGGCTCATAGCTAACTTTAACATCAGGTAGATCTAATACGTTAATTATTGGCACTGCAACGAGTTGCTCTAACACAAATTTCTGATGAATCCATTGTTTGTATTTTGGGACAAGTCTAGTCTCTTTAACTTGTCTAATGAAGATTCCGGCTGGTGAGATATCATCATAAATTCCATAACGCTGTTCAAGCTGGTCTTCTGACCAGACAACTCTCCAGATCGGCATTGAAGTGCTTGTATCAATACCATAATGCTCAACTAGTCTTTGATTAAGCATCTCAATCGTTTCTGTGAGTTCCATTATACAAATACCACAAAAAGCATCATTTCACCGGTAAATTCACCATCTTTGTCTTTGACTGCAAAGAAAGTTCTCCCATCTATCTGATAAAGTTCTATCTTTTTATGCTTAACAACATCAAATTGCTCAGGAGTAAGCTTAATCCCATAATATGGAGTAGTTCCTAATCCAAATTCATCTTCAGATGCAAACTTACTTTCAATGCTCATAAAATTTATTGCTGGTTCCTTTTACTAGTATCCTACCCTGAGCCAGCAAGGGGATAGGACTAGCCAATTTTAGGACCTAACTAAGAATTAACTACACCTTACCAACCCAGTACTTTGCTGATGATGGATCATAGACCAGTCTCACTGGAACATTCTGCACTGGCTGAGCGACACGTTGAATATTACCAGACGTCAAAAATGCTCCGGGAGAACCATTAGTGAAGATTAGAATAATTTCATGATATCCAGTCACATATGGAGTAACTGTAGCAACCTGAACCGTTCCAGTTACAAATGTGCAGCGGGTTGTTGGAGCAATAGTAGCCGCTGATGCAATTGTAGGAGGAAACGGCTGAAGTTGACTTTGAACAGTTGACAAGTTCTGTGAGAGAAGATCAGGCATGATTCCCCCTTAGTATCCAGCCGGAACGGCCAGAGTATCAATATAAGCTGTAGCAGCAGGGTTGTTAACGAATGTCTGCATGCCATTTACCATATAGAAGATATCAGCAGAAGCAACTCCACCAGAAGAACTTCTGATTTCGAAGATTCTGCGTCCATCTGTTGTATAGAATCCAATTGGAAGGATTTCGCCTCTGCCCCAAACTTCATCAGCAACGAAATCAATACGGGTTTTATCCCATGAAAAACTAGGTCTATCAGGACATCCAGCAAACTGCATACGATCAAAATACATATTCAGGTTGCCTTCTGACTGATTTTGATTCTCCTGCTTAATCATGATAACAGCCTGTCCAATATCTTCATAGGCTTGCTTTTGGGCAGGATGCAACCATGCATTAGGCTTGAAGTTATTATCAATGCCAACACGATTACCAATGGCATTAACGGCTAGCCTTGGCAATGGTAGTGACAAAGAAGCTGATGCCGCATTAACTCTATTGCTTCTGATTTCTGGGGTTGAAGAACGGCTAAACCCAAGCCAAGTACCTGACGAAGCATTAGAGTGATGATACGGAATACCATACAAGCCTGGCAGTGAAGCGGGAGAAGTAATACCAAGTGTGACAATCACATCAGTTGGTGTAGCTCCTGTAATTGATGGAGTCACATCAATTGACTTATTAGCAACATCCCACTTAGTAATAACACCCGAACCACGAAGTGTTGATAGGGTAGTATCAAATAACTGAATAGTCTGGCCATAACGGACTAAACGAGCACCAAATCCGTCAGTGCCAAGAGTATAGGTATCAACACCACCCGATGTGCTAACGGCTGAAACTACTCCAATCTGACCAGTACCAGATTGCATTAGCTGTGAATCAATCTGACGCCGTAATTCATCTAACGCTGTCGCTGTGAGTCTTCGAACAGCGTTAGTAATAGCCTTACGGTCATTATCAGTTGACCACTGAGTCAGCTTAGTATATTCAATGTTCTCTGATACGAATACTGAGGTTAGAGTCGCTTTATCCCAAGTCGGGCCGCCTCCACGTCCTAAATCTCCACCATTTGGATCAAAATATTGGAAAGATCCACCCGGTCTCAATTCTAGTGGAACACGCATTTGACGAGATGAAATAACTTCTACGTCACGCTTTTTAATAGTAGCGTAGAACCTATCATCTCTCTCAAACAGCACCCGAATCTTAGGGATTACGCGCTCCAACTCTAGAGCTGTAACCTGAGATTCAACTACTGCCATTTTTAGACTCCTAATCCTGCATTAAGAAATCGATTGATCTCATTCCTTTCGGAATGTCTTTTGCACTAGTAATAGCTTTACTAGTTGTTTTGCGCTCTCTTACCTGTGGAGCAGAGCGACGCTCATTCTTTTCGTTGGATTCAGATTCTTCAGCTTCTTCTGAATCATCCTTCACACGCTTACCAATACCCTTCAAAGCTTCATTTCTGGCCTGTTTAATGACTGCAGGCAACAGTGTCTTTGCTTTAGATAGATAAGCTTTTCGGATATTCTCCTTCGATGAGTCGTCGAAGTTATTGCTAAAAGCTTTCTCCCAAAGTTTATCCAACAATATTTTAAATCTTGAATCTTTATCAATCAAAGAGACTAATGTCTCATATGCCTCGTTGCTAGCGGCTTTCTTGACATACGGAGTCATTGCATCTTTGAGATCAATATTTGCAGCAATTGTAGCCTTAATCGAATTGCCAACTCGTGAATTCAAGCCATCACGAGTATTTTCAAAATCTCTACGACGTGACTCGGATCTTTCTTTTTCGAATTTAGTTCTTTCTTCGTCAACCGGATCCGGTTTATCAGAACTTAATCTTGTAGGTGGCTGAAAGTTACTTGAGCCAAATACAAATTGATTTAGAATAGTAGCAGCGCTTTGTAACGCTTCATTGTTGCTACTTCTAGACTCTTGAACCATTGCTGAAATCGTAGTTCTAATAATGTTACCAATCACATGCTGAGATGATTTCTCGTCAATCTCACTTAGAACTTTAAGATAGTTATCTACAACTCTATCAAAGTTCTTTGGAGATTCATCTTTAATAGTCTGCAATGCAACTGCTAGGTTGCCATCTCTCAAATCTGATTCATATTGTTTCAGAGTTTTTGAGTCCTCAACAGCTTCTTTAGCTTCATCAATCGTAGGAAACATCTCAGTGAATTGTCTCTCACGATAATAAGCCTTTTCAAGATATGGAAATTCCTTAAATACATTTGGATACTTCTTGAGAATTTCTCGTCTAGAAACTGGAGTTGTAAATTCTAGTTTTTCCTCTTCTGGCTCTTCTAACTCTTCTTCAATTTCTTTTAACTCTTCCTCTCCTTCGGAGAGTTCCTCTTTTTCTTCTCCTTCAGTCTTTTCATCTTTATCATCAGATTTCTTATCACCTTTAGGTTTATCTAATTCAATTTTCTCTCCTTCAGAGTCATCGTTCAAAAACTCAATGATTTCTTCTTTACCAAGTTCTGCAATTCCAGCTCCTGAAATTTTATCTTCAGGAGACATTAAAGGATATGTTAAATTAGTGAACTGTTTGTACATCACTCTCTCCCTGTATGGGTGCTGCTTGCATATCTGGTTTATTTGGCTTTTCTGGTGGCGGAGCACCTTTCGCCTTCGGTTGCTGTTGCTGCTGTTGCTGTTGTTCCTGTATAATCATCATATGAGCTTTGCCATGAAGTAATACATTCTTATATCCATCAGGATTTTCTGTTTTAGCTAGCCTCCCGGCTTCAGAAATGACCCACTTACGACAAATCTCAAATTCAATAGCATGATTGTCATAATCAGGATCAATTTCAACAGATGGAACTTCCTGACCTGTCATTGCATCATTAATTGGAGTTGAACTCAACAGAAGCTTAATTTCATCATACTGCTTAATCCTATCATCATCTCCCGGAATATAAACATCTTCAAGACCAATTGCTTCACGCATAATTCCAAGATTTTCAGGAGCAGAGATAAGTTGTATCACTTGAGGATTAGCATTCTGCAATAGCTGCATCCAAACATCTTTCTTTTGAGACCAAGTAAGAGGTAAGTTTTCATTGGCTTCTAATTCAACCTTGCCAATCTTACCTTCCAACTCAGACTTTCGAATAAAGACGTTAATAAAGTTACCATCTGTATCTTTTTGAACGTCTTTCTCATCGTCCTTAAATTCTTTCATTGCAAGTGGAATAACTTTACCAAAAATATTTTTCCACCACAATGTAAACATCTTCCAGGTATTATTTAGCCGTTGCATACCCTGTGCCCGTGACATGCTATATTGAGAAGCTGTCTCAGATGCACCAGGGCCTAAATTACCACCGAATATTGATGGAATTGCACCAGATACGAGTTGCCCCATTGACTGAACTGACTCATTAAATGGCATTACTTCATCTGACAGAGTAGTTGTCCTAGATTCATAAAAGCCGTCACCTAGAGCTCTACCTGTCTTTGATTTAGCCGGAAATACGCCGCCTGGTAATACTTCTGTTTGTTCATACGCGGTAAAGTCGAGAACAGCTGGATCTGCATAAGTCAATGGAACTCCATGTTCAATCGTCTGCATAATTAATGATACTAGATCATTAGTAATTTCTTGAATTGATGTTAAGAGAGTTCCAATCGGATCATAATGAATATAGTTACTTAACGGATTATACGAAAGAGTCCAATCATCATCAAGGCTCTTATTCTCAGCCCAGACAACCTTATCATTCATTAGAATGACATGAGCTCCATTAGGATACTTCTTCCTGAGTTTTTTAGTATCATCATCATTTTTCAAAACGTTAAACTTTCCAGGTCTTAGCCATATATGCTTTTCAGTAACTACGTTAATTGGATACTCACCTTGATACTGAGTGCTAAGCCGTCCCCACTGTTCATATAAATCGTATGAACCTGGGTTATTCCCTGATGTAACTGTTTCAGCAAGCTCTTTATCTCCAGTTAACTCACAAACATATTCCATTGCTAGAGAATAATCTCTCTCATATGAATAAATCAAATATGGGCATTCCTTTTGATTTCTAGCATAGTTTGGAACTTTAACGTTTAAGCCACCAAACGATTCAATACAAATGCGAGATTTAGGAAGTGTAGTGTGACCAACTAACCTCGTGACTACGAATGACTCTTGGCTAATCTCTGGAACAATCTGAGAAGCACAATTTGGGCAGATATCGCCTTCGTTTTGAAGTAAATCTTGAATTGGAACATCTGAGTCATCAACACCAGCTTTATCCTTCTCTTGATCGATGATATTATCGGGCCCCATTATTTGATCATTAAGAACCATTCCGCAGTTTGGACACTTGCTAATCTGGTGATTCTCAGTTACATCCTCATTTTTATCAATAGTATAAGTTCCAAATTCTTCAGATTTAACTGGACGATGATAAGCCGCAACGAGTCCTTCAGTGCAGTAAATAAACATCGAATGAAGCCAAAGGAGAGGAACGTCATTATGACGATAAATTAATGCAGCAGTTTTATCTCCTGCCTTAGCCGTTGTCAAGTCTAATGGATTGTCGGCATCATCAGGATAACATTTTACTGGAGGAACAGTAACAGACAGAGCAGCAATAATAGACTCAAGATAGGCCCTGAAAACATTAACAGGGCGATCATAATAAGATTGATCAGTCTGTTGGTCCTGTTCCTGGTCCCAAATTCTCCAGTCATGTGCTACTTCAGAGTACCAAACTCTCTGAAATCCCTCCCAAAACAATTTTAAACGGCGCCAAGTTCTGATCTGTCGTTCACGCACAGCTCTATCTTCATTGTTGCAGTCGTCTACAACAGCCTTAAGCATCCGAGAGATATCTTCAGAAATTTTTGCCATTAAACTTAGTAGTTTTGTTGTTATTCGTCTTATTATTGAATTTAGCCAGAGCACTCTGAGATGGACCAATATTCATCATCTTATTGATTTTCTTTAAGATATTTGGACCACCCTTAATTTTAACTTTAACTTTGGTCTTCATTTCATTCCCTTCTTGCTCGTTACTTTGCTAGAAGGTCCAACTAAATCTCGTGCGTTCGCCGTCGCGTAAAATACCTGTTTACCCTTTTTAGCCCCATATCTCTTTTTCATAGATGACATAACTTTATTGCCAGAGCCTTTATAATAACCTGAGATTGGCATGGATGAACTTCCTTTTTCGTAAAAATTACAGCAACCCTCTGCATTTACCTTGTCAGTTCCAAGTTCCCTCTTAAGCTGTGGCTTTGTGCATCTACTATCAGCTGTGAAATACTTACAATTAGAACATTTAAATGGCCCCTGCTCTGGAGGTTGATAAACAGCTGGTGTATTAGCTGGCGTCTGTACCATTCAGATCTTTCGAGCTAATGACGCCTAGTTCTTTTTCAATTTCCTCGACAGATTGAGATTTTTGAGCTTGATTTAGCTCCATGTCTCTAATAATTTTAGCCTTTTCTCTGTCTTCAGCCTCTAGCATCTGCCGCCTAATATTCCAAGCGATACTAGAACTTCTTTTAATAGGCTTTAGATCTCTAGTATCAATAGTCTTTTCAGGCTCAGGTTCTCTTAAAATTCTATTTAGTAATTTATCGTTTTCATTCCTAAGCCTTTCAATCTCTAACTTCAAAATCTCACACGAATCACAGATCTCAGATTCTTCTCTTTCCTCTTTACATTCAGGGCAATGAGGATTAAAAAGGTGATGCCACCAGTTAAATATACTCATGACTTACTCTTTCCATGATTATGAAGAATTGTCATGTTCCAATCAGGTTCAATCATCAGAATCCCACCCGGCTCAACTGGACCTTTTTTCTTTAAGATATCTTTTCTAGGATTTCCACCTTTATTGGCTGCTATCGCCTTAAGTAGTGTCATGACTCGATTATGAGTAACTACCATATTTCCCTCTGGTGACTCAACTAAATCCTTCAGAAATGGAGTAATCCTATTGTAAAACTCATTATAACTTTCACCACCTGGAACTTTTGTATTTGGGTGGTCCATATAATTATGAACATCATCTAATGTATCATCAATTGTCATTCCAGTGAGTTCACCAACATTCCAATCTCTTAGCTTGGCTGTCGGTTCAAATTCATGATTCAATTCAGCCGTTATCGACTCACCAGTTTGAACCGCTCGTCTCAGATTAGATGTGTAGTAATTGTCAACGGGGATTCCCCACTTTTTCAATTCACTAGCGGCTCTCATAGAGTCCTGATGCCCATCTTGAGATAATGGAATATCCATCCAACCACGGAGCCGTTCCTTACCACTCTCTTCAGCGTTTAAATCAGTTCTTCCATGCCTAACTGCTACAAGCATAACTAACCCTTAACTTCTTCAATTCTTAGCTTCTTTAGTGGCGATGAAACCTTCTGACCATTTTTGGTCTATTTTCAGCTTCTAAGGTTCTCATATTCCTATAGAATGCTGTATGATCTTTAGTATTCTGTAGCATTGCTACAATATTAGATTCTTTCTGAACCTTCTTAAACTCATTCTGAGATTCATCGAAATATCTCTCAGCCGTATCACATGCATATCTTAAATCATCATATGGGTCATCACCATCAAATTCGGCTATGTCCTCAGCAGGTTTATTATTTCTAGGCCTATCATATGAACATGCTCTTATAGTATCAATCATTATTGGGCAGCAATATGGATGACCATCATGTGAATCTTCTTTGCACTTAAAAATTTGTAGTCTTGGTAAGTTCTTCTCTTCCTCAGGTGGATTAAATAAACTTAGATACGATTTGTATTCAATCATACCTTTATTTCGTAGTATCCAAAGTGCATGTTCTTCTGAGTACATAGGCATCTCAGACGTTGGTAATACTGGTCTTGGCTTCCAACGTAGATACTCATGAACTAACATCTTACCAGCAATTCTAGAACCACGTGAATTATTTGAAAGCTCAATTGGAAACCCAATAGCAGATTCAATCTGTTCTTGAATTGTATGTTCCTGACCCATATCTTGAGCCGCACTCTTACAGAATTTAATAACTCTAGGAATTTCTCTCTTACAGAAATCTTTAATTATTGGTGCCCAATCTTCAATCTTTGTTTCTCTCCAATATAGTTCACGATACAAATACAAACGTCTATTCGGGCTTACAGCATAGAATCCTATATATGTCATTGCTCTAAATCCCCAATCACCAATTACAAATCTTGGCCACCAATCGGGGATTTCAAACGGCTCAATAACATGTAAAGCACTCTCCGGCTCATCTGGATAATGCTTATCCCTAAACTCATCAAATACTTGACCAAGATAAGCAGACCAGTCACCAAACTTTTTAGCCCTTCTTTCGGCTTCAGGACGACCATCAAGAGACTGTGAATAGGATGGATCGATATGGTCTTTATTATCTTCAAGTGTTGCATGAATATAAATCCTTTTGTTTCCACCTTTCCCGACAATGATCTTTCCCCCATCTGGATAAGGATCTACAAATCGTTTTTTAACAAATAAATGACCTACTCCTCCTGGCATTCCAGCCGCACGGGTAATTGCTGGTAATCCAGAATCTTTAGGAGCCCTATTTCTTTCAAATGCAATATACAAATATATGTATTCAGTGTCATTAGTAAGCTCATCAGGGGTGAATAGTGAGATCTCCATTGAATCATAATTATGGACATCTTTCTCACTCTCACAATGACTCATGAAGATTTGTGCACCAGCGTTAGAATACATTCCAGCTCCATATTGATCTTCTCTTGGAAATGTCCAACACATATCTGAACCATTCCAGGAAGCACCAAAGGGAGCATATAAATCACGACCACGACCAATAACCTCTTTCTTTAAGTCTTTGTAAGTTCTACGCATGAAAACTTGTTTGAATTTAGGATTTTCATGTAGCTTATGAACAATTCCATAAATCAATAATACGTCAGTCTTTCCACTACCGGCACCTCCACCAAATACAGCTTCTTTGATAGAGAATGGTACTGACAGAAACAGCTCTTGCTTTTTATTTGGCTTCCAATTAATTGTATTCACAATGTTTTTTGTTATGCTATTCTCGCTTCGCGGTCACTCTTCACTAGTCTTCCTTCACTAGTCTCACTAGTCTCACTAGTCTCACTAGTCTCACTAGTCTGACTAACTAGTAGCTCTATAAACAAGAAATCCTGCCATGCTAGTTGTGTTGCCTATGTCACCTGCTGCTAAAGCAGTAGTGCTAGCCGCAGCGGCTTGTGTTCCCTGAACAGCAGCTGCTGTTGTATTAACAACCGTAATTGCAACAACTGAAATCCAGTTTGTGGCTAGGCTAGCAAATGAAATAGCTCCTACTCCGCTCTCATTTGTTACGTTATGAGTAGTGTATGGAAGACCTTGAATCTGAATAGATCCAGTAATTGTTCCTTTAGCACTTAGGGTTGCCTTGTACTGAGCCCAGACAAGTTTTCCAATCTTAACATAAGACCCAACTTGGACAGTATACGTCTGACCAGTTGTTGAAGTTGCACCCCCAATTACAGGAGTCCAGGTTCCTACTGAATAATCATCTATAGTATTTGCATTTGTTGATGCATTCTGAGTAGAAGGGAATTTTATTTGACCAGCAGATGCACCACTGGCATCTATTAAACCTTGCTGAGTTAGTGTTCCTGATACTGTAGCAGATGGAAATGTTGGTGCTGACGTCCATGCTGGGTCAGCACCAGTGACTCCTTGAAGTGTTTGGTTAGTAGTCCCAACTAGACCAACAATAGATGCAAATTGCCCTTCACCGATAAGAACTGCATGAGCACTCGAAGGGACTCCAAGCGATGCAACTATTTTAAGGTTGCCATTGCTATCATGAATTGTAACATCAGCATCTTTGTAGACTAAGTTGTCACCAGATGCCAGAGCTATCTTAAAGATATTTCTAAATGTTCCATTGTCATTAATTCGAACTGTAGCAGTATCAGTTACCGTATCAAGATTGAAAACTGTAAATTCTCTGACTATTATAATGTGGCTAGATGAGGCTGGAGCCGCAACCATTGTAACTGCAGTTGCACTGTTTGTTGCTCCATCTGACTCAGTTGCTGTGCCAATACTACTTAATATATCGACATAATGAGCAGTCCAAGGAAGCTGATTTGTAGTGATAGCTCCGCCAAGAATAATCTCAAGAGACTTGAGTGTTGTATCGAGGACAATCATTATTTAACTAGAGAGCAACTACAACACCAGTAATCGTAACTACGTTTGTTATTGATGTCACTGTTGTCACTGCTGTTAGTGTATCTGCTGGTTTTAATCTAGTTGATAGATTAACATCTAGTTTAGAAGATATCGTATCTAAGTCAGACTTGATTGACGCTAGATTTCCACCAGATTCAAGAGCCAGTGAAGATGTATTTAAGTTTGTCCCAGCATTAGCTGTTACCGTACCTGAAACTGTTACTGAGCCTGAATCAATAATTGCATGCTGCTGATCGCTAGGCTTTGTCCTAGTACTAAGAGCTACGTCTAGATTATCAGTATCTAATGCAATTTCAGCGACGCTCGTTGCAGTATTACTAGTATTTGTAGCTGTATTACTAGTATTTGTAACTATACTATCAGTATCAGTTTTGATTAAAGCTAGATTATCAGTATCTAATGCAATTTCAGCAACACTAGTAGCTGTATTGGAAGTGTTTGTTGCAGTGTTTGAAGTATTCGTTACTATACTATCAGTATCAGTTTTAATCAATGCTAGGTTATCAGTATCTAATGCGATCTCCGCAGTACTTGCAGCAGTATTACTAGTATTTGTTGCAGTATTACTAGTATTTGTTGCAGTATTTGAAGTATTTGTTGCAGTATTAGAAGTATTTGTAACGATGCTATCGGTATCTGTCTTAATTAGTGGTAAGCTGTCAGTATCTGTCTTAATTAATGCTAAATTATCAGTATCTAATGCAATTTCAGCGACGCTCGTAGCTGTACTTGAAGTATTTGTAGCTGTATTAGCAGTGTTTGTAACTATACTATCAGTATCTGTCTTGATTGCTGGTAAATTATCAGTATCAATTTTAATTAATGCTAAATTGTCAGTGTCCAATGCAATTTCTGCAGTACTTGTGGCTGTGTTTAAAGTATTTGTATCTGTTGATGGACCAGCAAATGTCCCATCATTAGTAACAGCAATGGGAACCCCACTACTATTATCTACTTCCAAAACTCCACTAACTGTGACGCCAGCCATTTTTATTCAGAGACCCTAACTCGTGAATCTTGCTTAGGAAGAATCCCATCAACAACAGATGTGATCTGATTCCTAAGATCCTGTGCTTCTTTGACTGCTTCAATATAATCAGCACTAGCCTTATCTAATACTTTTTGAGCTGCTATGACAGCATTGGACTTTGTCCCTACATTGTCCAATGCTTGGTCCAGCTTGGTAAAAAGGTCTGATGCCTGTCCCATTTTAGTTTCCTTTGTACTGAACAGTAACAGTTCCAGTAACTACTGGAGTTGAGATATTAGCTCTTAGAAATGGATAAATCCCACTAATATTTGAAGCAATTTCCTTTGATGCTTGGATTGTTATTGCACTTCCAACAGGAGCCCAGGTTCCTGAGTAACCAGGATCATCAGCAGTTTCAATCTGAATTGCCCCAGCGGCTACTCCAGAAGAGCCGTTGATCGTAAAAATATGTTCAGTGAATGAGTTAGGAATTGCTATTACAGTTCCTGATCCAGTAGTTGCTGCTGATTGAACTGTAACTGGGACACCTCTCATTGCAGACGTTATCACAGCCATAGAGTTCACCAGTCCATTCTCTTTCCACCTAGGAAAACCATAACAACACTAGCTACATGTCCTACTGTGTTAATAGCAAATATAGGAGAATACAACGCACTCCAGCAATTACAAGATCTTACTGGTCCTACTGCATCAGCCGCTATTGTGGCAACTATTAAACAAAATCCAATAGAGACTAATGCTAAACCAGTAGCATTACGATTAACAGCTTGGGCGGCAGCGGCTGGGTTTCGTTCTTCAATTCCCATATCAGACCTTTTTATCCTGACCACTATGTCTTATCTCATTACGACCTATGAGTCTCTGAACCTGCTGAACTAAATTAAAAATTATCTCATCATGCTTCTCTAGTTTACCTCTGAAGTTAGTGATTTCATTCTTCATTAGATATCCAACAGCCGCAATCAGAGTAGCAATTATAACCTGTCCTAAGTCAATATGAAATACCATTAGTTTAGATTGTTCCATTTCCAAATAATCTGAAGCCATAATTAGACCCAACCAAATTAGTATTTCTAACATCATCCTCGTTTAGCTGTTTCCTGATAAACTGATATGCTACCGTTTCAAAGAATATTATTCCAACAGACTTCTGCCCATTTAAGTAATATGGTGTATGTGGACAGTTTTCGGACAAAGAACCAAGCAGTCTCGTTGCAACCTGAGAAACCCCAACTGGATCTGCTGGATATGATAATAATTCAACGAAGAATGCATCTAGAATATCAAGTTGATTATTATTCCAATCAGCAGAGCCGTTGCCCATATGGCAATATCCAATAGTACCTGGTCCAGCAAATTCAGCTGCAATACAAGCATTAGCTCCTAAAACTGATCTCATCAATTTTAACATTTGAACTGTTTGGTCCTTAGTCCAATTTGGAAATCCACCATCCCATGATGGAGTCCACAAACAGTATGGAACAAATGATGATAGAGCATTAATAATTTTAGGGATATTTTGCATCCCCCAATCCCAGCCGTACGTCATCCCATTCGAATCGTATTCCTGTCCATCAGCGGCTAGATGAACTATTGGAACAAACCCAGCTTTAATTACATAATTAAGTATTGTACTGAACTCATCTAACTTTTGTGTCCAGTCAGAACCGGGAATAGGATAACGTGGAGCCCAACCTAAATTCTCATTGTAGTCACCACTGATATCTAGATTGATATGTGTGGCATTATTATTTTTTAGTTTAGTGACCCAATCCAAAGCCTTAGTGGGATTATTGAGAATAAGATAATCTATGAACGCATCAAATATTGGAATTCCATCTGAATCGTATAGATTGCAGAAGCTACCGTTGACATTGATAATTTGATCTCTAGACGGAGGACTTGGATATAAACCTAATGCTGTTCTGAGTTCTCCATTGACCTTGGCTAATGCTGTATTTGGTGATAGATTATTTTGGTATATGTTAGCCATTACTCTAGATGGCCAAACATCGTATCCAGAGTCAGAAGCTGCAGCTCTGCCTGCATCTGTATAACTCTGATGCAATGTTGGTCCAACTGTAACTGTTACAAAACTCTCGTCGTACTGCCACATGATTAATTAATTCTAACTAGTAGGAGTAGTTGGAGTTGAAGGACTTGGATTCTTAATATTATGTATGAGAGCCTGAACACCAGCACTAATCAACTGTTCAATTTCATCTGGATGATTTTCAACATATTTAACTAATAGTTTAACAACCCAACTCCAGTTCATCACTCCTCCTCTTTAATTTGATATGATTTGAATCTGATGTTGCTGTTGCTTCTGATGTTGCTGTTGCTTCTGATGTTTATCTGATGTTGCTGTTGCTTCTGATGTTTATCTGATGTTGCTGTTGATGCAATTACTCTTCTAGAATCTCGCGGATTGCCGTTGCTGCTTGTTGCTGTTGCTGTGAATCCATTCCCTTTGACTTTAGGATTAATACGATCCGTTCCATTTTGCCACTGATGCTTTTTGGATCTATTTCGACTCGAGGTGTATTTGATAGAATCTGATTCGACAGAACAGACCTGGCAACGGCTTGTCTAAGTTTATCTGGAACTGATTCACCTACCTGGCTGACTATGTCCGGTGGTTTGAAACTAGTAATTTTCTCATCTGAAAGAATTTCATTTGGATCATGAGTAATTACAAGTTTCCCATCTACGATTTTAGATTTCATTGTTAAGAATTAACTCATAGTAAACGTATAAGTATTACCAGAAATACTAGCTGAGATAGTTGAAAGGCTATTCATATCAAATTCTTTCTTCTGATATGCAGATCCTACTGCTGGTTCTAGTACTAGCACTTCTTCTCCAAGCAGCATACTAACAACACCAATGTTACTAAATGTCTGTGCAGTTACCTGAACTCCCGGACCTACCTTAGCCGTTATCGTAACTGTACCAGTAAATGCTGCCATTTCTTATTTCCTTTCATTCACTAGTCTGACTAGTCACTCTAGTCACTCTAGTCACTCTTCACTAGTCTGACTAGTCTTTAACGTAAATCGTTTCAAAGTGCTCTTCTGCTACTTGTGACGGTGCATAAATTAGAATCTGAGGTCTGTTGTCTGCTTCAATCTTTTCGTTAGCGGCTGTAATAACTCGATTCATGCTCTCAACTATATTTGCAAGCTCTTTAGGCCTTTGGATGTCACTAAGTTTTACCTGGAGTTCATCTAATGCCGAGTTCATAATGAGAGCGGCTTTAGACTTCAACGAGCCTTGTGACAGTTTTTCGTCTAGATTCGGAATGATATCAGATGAAGTTACTTCGTGAGATACTATGTTTGTACTGGATGCATTCCTGCGGGGAGAGCGTAATTCAGATTTAAGTCTATTTAACAGATTTAAAGGAGACTCAAATCTTTCTATGGCTTCTGCTTCTTCTAAAATCATATAACTCTCTCAGCGGCTAGGGTTCTGAGCCACAGGGCAGCATAGCATGAACTTCGCGGCGTTGCAAGCATAACAATATGCTGTTTCTGGAATAGAATTGCATAAAGTTGATGATAATGTCAACTTTTGATAATATCTCTTTCTGACTTGATT